GTGAAGAAAGAAAAGCTAAAACATCAGCAGCTAAAGAATTAAAAGACCTTGACCAAGGGTTTAACAGGGATTTACAAGCTGAGCAAAGAGAAATTGCAAAAGCCGTTATTGAAAATGAAAAAAAAGTTATAGAAGAAAAGTTTAATTTGTTGATGGAAAATTTTGATGATCAAGTGGACATTCTCAAGAAAACAGGTTTTGCTACTCAAGATGAGTTTAAAAAATCTTTGGAGTCATTGGGGGCATTGGGTACAACATTTCATGGTGAGATAACAAAAACATGGTCTGAATCAATGAATGCGCTCCCAGCTGCAATATCTTCTATGCGTGATACAGCAATTCCTTTGTTTGATACCGAGATGTCAACATTGGTTGATATAGCTGCCAAAAAGTTTGGTGTGACTGCAAATGTCAAAGACCCTTCGTCTATTCTCGGTGCGGCATATTTTATGGCAAATGGCATGTCGGGCGCTTTTAAAACAGCATTTGATTCTAGTCTAATTACGCAATACATGCAGCCAACAATGACTGCTTTAACAGATTTGGCTAAAAAGACTTTGAGTGAAACTGACCCTGAAGGGTTTGTTTCACTTTGGAAAAAAGCAGGGAAGTTGGCTGCTCTAGAGTTAATTAACGAATTAAAACGATCAATTGCTGCACTTAAAGGTGAGATCTTTGATGAGTTTGTTATATTGTTTGCAGATTTATTTAAAAAATTACAAGACCTTGCTACAATTGAAGCAACTTTGAAAGTTAAAGCTGAAGCTGAAGCTGGGGGTGGAGCAGGGGCGGGGGCAGGAACTCCAAAAATAAAAGATCCATCAATTCGTTCTAGAGTTCCGGAAGGCTTCACTACTGCCGATACCTACTTGAATAAAATGGGGGCAGGTAACGCACCATTCAAAATGCCAGATTTAAACCCATTAAAGCAAGCAGGCGGATGGCTCAAAGATATTTTTGATGGATTTAGCAATGTAGGCAAAGCAATAGCCACTTTTATTGGGTTTATTGCTGGATTTTTGTTAGTTGTTGGAGTAATCCAAAAATTAGCTGCAGCTGTAGAATTGGTAGTTGCAGCTGTAGAATTGGTAAAAATAGCGTTCTTGGCAATTTCGGGGGTTGTCGCAGCTCCTGTCGCGCTAATAGCTCTTGCTGTTGCTGCAATAGCTGCAGCTTTAGTTTACGCATATTTCAGATTTGAAACATTTAGGAATGCAGTAGACGTTGCATTTAATGTCCTGAAGGGAGTCTTTAGTTTTATCGCAGATATTATTAAAGATTCTATTGGCCGTGAGGTTGAAAGGCTAGGTAATTTGTTTGGTTTATTGTTTAATGTTATTAAAGATGGGTGGGATTTTGCGGGCAGAATACTTGGTTTGTTTGCCGATATTGTTGGCAACGTTATTAAAAACTATATTAATTCTCTTATTTTTGTATGGGATTTATTATGGAAAGGAATACAGGCTTCTTGGAGTTTCCTTGAGCCAATATTTACATTTATCAAAAATGCCATCTCAGATGGGATTGGTTTTGCAATTGATTTAATCAAAAAAGGATGGGGTTTATTTGTAACTCAGCTGACTGATACAAAAGATTTTATTATGAAAATTATTCAGTCAATAAGCGACTCAATTAAAATTGGAATTCAATTTGTAATTGAGAAAGTAATAAGTGTATGGAATGGATTAAAAGCAGCCTTTAGTGAGGTATGGGAATTTATACAGCCAATTATTTCTAATATTGGTAATGCAATTAAGACTGTAATCGGTGGAGCTGTTGATTTTGTTAAAAGTGGGTTAAGTACGCTTGTGGATGGGTTCAAGGGAGCCCTGAATTCAGTAATCAGATTAATCAACAAGATGACTGGGGCATCTTTTAAAATGCCAAGTTGGTTAAAATATGTTCCTGGTATGACCGATCTGGCTGGGAAAACGTACAGCCTTAGGGATTTTATTCCAGAAGTTAAAGAATTATACAATGGCGGGAAAGTTGGAGCATACATGATGGGTGGAATGACATACGCCGCTGGCGGTATGACGGAAGGCCCAGTCCAACAAGGTATTCCAGCAATATTGCACGGTGGAGAATATGTAATTAATCATAAAGCAGTTCAAAGAATCGGGACAGATACTTTGAACAGAATAAATTCAATGAAGCTTTCTAAGCCTAATTTCCCAAAGATGCCAAGTGTTCCATCTGTTAATATGCCAAATATGAAAGTTATGAATAACTCTTACCCGCAGCAACCAAGGCAGTCTAGCTCTACAGAAAACATTAATATATATGTTGATAACTTTATTGGAGAATCTGATTGGTTTAATTCAATGATGAGTGAATACAACGTTAAAGTTTTGCCAAGAAAGAAAAAAGCAGCCGGTCTAGAGAGCAGGGTTATATCAACATATAATGGCCTAAATCGGGGTAATTGATGTCTATTGTAAATTTGATTTTAATTAATGGACAAGAAATAACAGAGCATGGGCGTACCTTTTCTTCTTCAGAAACAATGACCGTGAATGATATAGATTTGGCAGGCGGTTATAAGCGAAGATTCTATAAAGACAATAAAAAGCAGTTTCAATTCAGTTGGAAATATTTGCCAAGTCTGCAATCAAGTTCAGTTGATAATCGTAAATCTCAAGCATACTTAGTTGCTCTTGGTAACATTCGCGGGACAGTTACGTTATTAATTCAAACAATACCTGATGGTGCTTATGATGAGTATACATGCTATGTTGACTCCTACTCTGAAACTTTAATTAGAAGAGATTTCTCAACTCAATGCGCGTATTACGATGTTTCCTTGACTTTGGTGGAGGCGTAGTATGGCTTTTAGTCATTTTGGTATAACAGAACCTCTTAATAGTGGTTACGATTTCTATACAGCTGATGCTGCAATAAACATAGAAGCATCATTGTCGGCAAGCTTAACTGTTGCTGACACTAATGTTCTCAGGATATTAATTGCATCGGCAGATATTTCTGGGTCTTTAAGTGTTTCTGCAAGTGTAATAAAGATTGCAAAAGCAGAAATTGTAATAACAAATATTTTGACAACCACTCTTGATGCTGTCTTTGAAAGACAAGATGGAGATGTAGTGATGTCTGCAAATGTTAGTGTTGGGTGTAATGCTACAAAGATATCCTATGCTGAACAGGATGTTTTGGTAAATGTATCTAGTTCCGAACTGACTGTTGATATTCTTAGAATAGCGATTGCTAGCGCATCTGTTAGTTCGTCACTATCTGTGGACCAAGTTGCTGTCGCTAAAACATCTAACGCTAGTTCTGCTATGAGCGCACAGGCAAACGTTTCTTCTACTGCTGCAAGAATAGCCTTCATTGCTGCGGTTTTGTCATCTCATCTTGACTTGTCAATTGCTGGCAAGTTATTCTTGATGACAATAAGAATAAATATTTTAAACAACACAAATCTTGTCCCGAGAATTACAAGGTATCAACCATCTTCTGGAGGGGTTGAGGTCCTTGATACCCAGGAAATAAGGACTCTGCTTTCAATAAACAATCGTGTTATCACTAACCATAACCGTGTCCTTCAATCATCTACTGAACCAGTTTTTGTTGAGAATAAAAATGTTAACAACATCAGATCTAGATATTACAAATCAACAACAAGGGCTAGCCGGAAAGTTTTTGCACTATCGTGGTCTTATTTGCCAAATAGTAAAGAAAAAACTGTTGATCAAAGGTGGGCTAGAGACTACATATTATCAATAGCTAATGACCCAGATTACCACGTTTTAAAAATTACAAATATGGATGCATCAGGCGTAGCACCGCCCACAGAAACAAGTTATAATGTATTAGTGACAGATTATAGCGAAACTTTAATTAGAAGGGATATAGCAGACGATACTTACTACTGGGATTGCTCAATCACATTAGGAGAAGTTTAATGCTAACTTACGGCTTATACGGGAAACCAATATCTAATACTTTTGTAGAAAAAACTACTGCTATTAGCCAAAAAATTAAACCCCTTGTTATTGCTCATTGGCTTGATAGCCGACATATTGATAAAGTTGATGCTAATACCGAAATAGCTTCTAGTAATGCTACTTTCACAATCCCATCTTCTGCTGACATCAATAATGAAGCGTATGGTATGTTGTCCGAAAGCAGATCTCTTTCTGATAACGAAATAGTATTTAACAAATCAAAAAGAGCTGATTTCTATTTTACTCCAAATGAGTCTATAAATGGTATTGAGAGGGAGTCTTTCCCTTGGGCTGTTGCTGGGGCAAAGGATGTTTACGGTAACATAATCACGGCAAATGGGAATTGGCACTGCATGCCTACATCTAGTAGTTCAAAAACTAATCCACTTGACCTTGATGACAATTTTGAATTTGGGTTTTGGTCTTCAACTAAAAGCACATCATCAATTCATGCAACTAGGCCGGGCTACGAGTTCTCGTCACCAGTTATCCTAACATATCTTTTCACCGCCAGACCTGTAAATATTGTTAAAATTGTAACTTCAGAGCATTATGGTCAAATAAAATCATACAATGTCAAAGCATACACAGGGACAACAACTTTAGTTTTTGATCAAGATGGGGAAATCCCCGATGATAGTTATTACTTAACTCATTATCTTGAGGGAATATCCAATACTGCTATTAATAAAATACTTGTAACAATTTATACAACTAAAAATAAATTAGACAATGCTCGCGTCCAAGAAGTTTGCCCTATCTACGAGGTTGATATGACTGAGTACGTTATTGATGTTAACGTATCCAAGATTAGAGATGTTCATGAAACCAGTCTCCCTATAGCAGGAGGGGGCTCATCTACTGCTTCAATTAATTTTGACAATACTGGAAAAGACTTTAATATATTTAGCTCTGGGTCTCAGTTTGGAAAATATATGAAAAAAGATTTGAAGTTTTTCATATACGGAGGCTGGCAAATTCAGAAAACAAACGATTATGTGATATCAACTACTTTGACAAGCTCTATTACTGCAAGCTCAAATACAATTCCTGCTGGCACTACATACGGCTTCCCTGATGGCGGGAGCGGAAATGATTTTATATTAATAATTGATAAGGATACAATTAATCGTGAATACGTTTTATGTTCAAAAAATTCACCCTTTGTTTTTAATGTTATTGAAAGAGGCTACGGAGATTCTGTAGCTAGGGCACATAGCGCAAATGCTACGATTCATTTTGATACTTTTGAATACGTCCCTTATGGTGTTTTCTACGCAGATGAATGGCAAGCCGCTTCTTCTTCTATGACAGCAGGTGTTTCTTTGACAAACTGGAGTAAATTCTTAAGTGAAAAAACTTTTAATAGAGGATTTTTTCTACAAGATACTACTGTAGCTTTTGCTTCTAAAAATATTTTGATGAATGTTAACTTCCCCGAGTCGGATGTTTCTTACCTATCAAAGCCATCGGAATCTTATACGAGAAATAATGCTATATTGCATTTGGGGTTTAACGAAAATGTTGTTGACCGAGATAATGCAACTAGGACTATATCTAATTCTTTGAGGGCTAGGTTTGTTGAAGTTGCGTCTAATGATCTAGTTGGCTTAAAAGATATAATGTTAGACGCCAACGATAAAGATTTAAGTATTATGGAGAAAGCCCTAGATATAAAATCTTATTTTACCCCTTCATTGACAACAACATCTAATGAAGTGTCTACCCAGAACCAAGCATACCCTGTTGCTTTAAATTTTACTACTGGATCTTTTACAAAGACTATAGGCGGCTCTGTTTCTGAGACATACAATGGTGTTTTTGATGGATTCTATGTTCCAGACACTTCAGGAAATCAAAGCATAATGATTTTAATAAACAGAGGAGGTGTCCGTGTTTATTTAGATAAAATTTTAATTATAAACAATTGGTACTCTGTTGAGTCGGGGACTAATTCTACAGTTACCATAGAATCTGATAATTATAATTTAACAGCTGGAAAAATTTATGAGTTAAGGATTGAATTTTTTACTGGTGCTTCAAAAGATAACACTCCTTTTCAGATCAAATTAAAAAGAAATGATGCTAACAATATTGACTGGGTGTATTCTGATCAAACATATACAATGTCTGCCTTAGATAGGGTTGGGAGCAGATCTAACCAATCATATTTGACTTTCAACTCGGGGACTGGGCGTTGGGCTGTAACAGCTAGTCAAAATGAAATTGAAAGAGCATCCCGAAGAAATAACGCAATCTATCTTGGAACTCCCACATTGGCTCAGCCAGGCGGCGTGGTGTCAGACGATGATAACAAAAGTATACTGCTTTCTTCAAACTCATATTTAAGAGTACCTTATGATATATCTTATAACCTTTTTGAAAGCAATTCTCACACATATACTGGTGATTTTACAAT